GCACCGCACGCAAAGCCTCGGCTTGCCACTCTTGGGGGGTCGCCTTCAAAACGTGGCGGACAAACAAATCCGGATCTCTACCGACCTCGGCTAAGACTTTTTCTAAATCAGACATCGGCCTCAAAAAATTAATTAATCGTCCGCCCTTTGGGTTTTACAAATACGCAAGGGGGGGGTGCATATATTTGTGTGTGTGTTGATCTACTGCAAAAAGTACACCCCCTCGCGATCTGAGGGGGGGGTCATTTTATATAATATCTGGCGAAATCACCCACGGTTTTACGCGACCTGTCGAACTTTTGTCGAGTTGCCTTTGTAACCCGCAGAAACCCTACGAGGACGTCAGGTACATAGCCTGACGTCAATGCAAAACCTCGCCATCCTCCTCGCGCGCGTGTAGTTCTTGATGTGTCTGTTTACTACCTCCAGCGTCCTCGCCCCGCATACTAGCCTGCACGCTCTTCAAAGCGTCAAGGTATGAGGACGTTCCGCTATGCTCTACTTGCATTCGGTCACCAAAGTTCTTTGCCGCCATACGAGCCGCAGTCCACTTCAATCCATCGATAGCCACTCGCGCTGCGTTGCTGTCCTTGATCTTTCCGGTAAGAACACCGAGAGCTATCTCCGCCACTTTCTCGCCGTAATAATTTCCGCGCTGTTCTTTTGCCTCTGCAAACATCCGAGCGAAATCAGGATCCGTTTTGTTCCATTTCCAAATGGTCGACCAGTCCGGCATATCGTCGTCCCGACATACCGACGCCTGACTGCGTCCCTCCGATATCCGTTGCAGAAACTTCGCGACTGTTTCCGGTGTCTTTTTGCTGTGCGACATCGTTAAAAGTTTCTCCTCCGCCTTCCAATACGGCGTCTTGCTTTGTGAAGTTTTGCCAACGCCTAATAATGACGTCGCAATAGGCCGGATCCAACTCCAGCATAACGCAATGGCGTCCACTTTTTTCTGCAGCGATAAGCGTGCTGCCCGATCCACCAAACGGATCGAAAACCAAGTCTTGTCCCTTTGTGTTGTTCAGCAACTGATATTCTATCAACTCGACCGGCTTCATCGTTGGATGTTCGGTAGAGCGAGACGGTCTGTCAAAGTTTAGAACCGTAGTTTGCTTTCGATCGGAAGCCCATAAATGCGAGGCTCCATCCTTCCAACCGTAAAGGCAAGGTTCGTGCAACCAATGATAATCTTGTCTTCCCATCACCATTGAGTTTTTGACCCAAATCAAACACTGCCTGACTTGCCAGCCTATTTCTTTAACTGCGGTGCGGAAGTTAAATCCTTCTGAGTCTGCGTGCCAAATATAAAAAACCGCGCCCTTTTTCATCACGCTGTCAGCGGCTGAGAACGCCTCCATCAAAAACGTCAGGAAGGTATTATCCTCCATCCGATCGTTTTGTATTTTAAGAGCGTCTTTGGTTTTCCCTACATAGTCGACGTTATAGGGAGGATCGGTCAAAAGCATATCTGCTAGTCGCCCAGCCATAGCTTGCTCAACTTGGTCTAACCTCGTCGCGTCCGCACATACGAGGCGATGCGATCCCAGAGTCCACGTATCGCCAGCTTGCGTGATAACCGTTTCCGATATTTCTGGAACGTCGTCCGGATCCGTGAAGCCGTCCGTTTTATTCGCTTCCCCCAAGAGGTGGTCGAGTTCTTTCGTGTCAAAGCCTGTCAACTCCAAGTCAAAGTTAAGTCCGTCAAGTTCTGCAATCTCTAGTGCTAGGAGTTCCTCATCCCAACCGGCGTTTAAAGCGAGTTTGTTGTCGGCTATAACGTAAGCCTTCTTCTGAGCCTCCGTCATATATTTGAGCGATATCGTCGGAACTTGCTCAAGTCCGAGCTTCTGCGCTGCTAGGAGACGTCCGTGTCCCGCTATGATCATGTTCTCTTCATCTACCAAGATCGGGTTTGTAAATCCGAACTCCTTGATAGAGGCTGCAACTTGGGCAACTTGCTGATCTGAGTGTGTTCTGCTGTTCCGAGCGTAAGGCAACAACGCCGACGCTTGCTGATAAACAATCGAAATGCCTGTCATAAGTATTCCTAAAGGAAAAAAGCCGCCACATTCATGAAGACTATATATTCGGTTTTTTCAGTTCGGCTTTTGCCTAGTTAAAAAATATGTGGCGGCAAACTGGCCCAACTGGGCCAATCATAAAAAAACGCTAACAGTTCCGCCCCCAAGCGTCAATCCCTCTAACGCATTTTTGCTTTAGTTATGCGCATAAATAACGTAAGGTATGCCTATAAGGCATAATTATGGAGGTAAATATGCGTTTATTAGGTAAAATTATCACTGCTTTAGCTGAGATCCTTTTTCTTATCACTTTGATCGGGTTCATGGTGTTTTTTCTCGTAATCGAGGGAGGGCTGCCTCATGCCTAGTATCAAGTGTCGGAAATGCAGTGGCGATGGCTTTGTCCGCCATCTTATCGCCGGAACTTATTGTGATACCTACAAAGTCACATGCGAGCGTTGTTTTGGCTCCGGTGAGCATAACGTAGCGATAAGTCCACGAGGGCATTTGCGTGAGATGTGGAAAATTCACAAGCTATTAATGCTTGATGTCTTTAAAGACGCAAAGTTGGATTGTAACTTACCTTCCCACTTTTGGAGGATCGAATTGAAATGGTGGATGAGGAGAGAGGGTCGAAATGAACACGCGATGTTTATACACGACCACTCTTAGAGCGTAACCTTCGAAAGGCGTCATCTAAATCGGTAAGTGCCATTTTCATAATCTCAGGGGCGGCCTTAGGGTTTCGCCCCTTTGCTTTGGCCCACTCCGGAGCGGAGAAGTCATGCACAACGATATCTTGAACGCAGGCAAAATATTCAGAGCCCATCAGCCATTTTAACTTGAAATAATCTTTGAGTGCGATCGCGCTGTGTTCTGACGTATTGCCGCCGCTACCGGCTGGCATACCATCCCACTTAGACGTGACTCGTTGGTTTCCCCTCGCTGCCTGATAAAGACTAAGCAATTGTTCAGCAGCCTTGTATTGAACGGAATCAATAATCTTGTGTTTTAAATAATAATCGATCCAACGCTGATCAGTAACTCTCGTGCGTTTTTCGCCGGCCTTTCTTGTCTCCACCTTTTCGACCGTGTGGTGGTTGAGAAACTCGTCCGTAGGCTCTAAGCGTTTCTCATCGTTCATATCCAGCCCTGCCGTCTAGCCTCCAAAAATATATCTGGTCGGTGCTGGGTGTAATAATTCTTCATCGATCCGTTCAGCACTTTAGCCGTGAACTCGTTTTTATCTGTAGGCATCCAACGTTTCGAAACACCAAAATTTGTGTTCTCTACAACCGTTTGATCTTCATCCTCCCAACGCCCCTTGTTAAGCCACGTATCTGGATGGGATATATACGACGAGTCCGTCCCTTCTACTTTGACGGCATACGCTTTCGCACCGGCAAGCAATTGTTCCTCCGTAGCAATCCCCTTCGAAACTATGCGTGCAAATGCCTTTTTTGCTGAGAGTTTGGAAACTTTGCGGGGATACGCTTCCCACCACTTCGCGAACGAATAATTGAGGATCTTTTTGTTCTTATATCTTTCATTCTCTATAGGGTGACTCTTACTGTCACCCCCGTCGCGACAGCTAGTGTCACCCCCCTCCTCGATTTTGTCACCCCCCGACAATCTGTCACCCCCCTCAAAATTCAGGCGATAGATTGTAATCGACGAAACGTTAGTGTTGCGCTCGTTGTAAAAGGGGTGGCCGTGGGTGCGTTGTATGTAACCCTTGTCCTCTAGATCCTTGAGCTTGCGCTGCACCGTTCGAATTGAACAATCTGCAACCTCGGACAAACGCTCTACGCTGGGCCAAGCATAACCTTTCTCTTGGTTGTAATAGTCGGCAAGCCCGATCAAAACCAATTTTGCAATCGGATCGTTCAGCGTTTGCTCAAAAGCCCATGTGGTTTCTCTGAATCCCATACTACCTCAGGTTGGTTACGTTTTGTCTATCTTCTTGATTTGACTCTGTAAAAGGTCCGTTCTCTTTACAATATAAAGTGGCTTTACGTTCAGCCTCATCGTAGTTGCTGATTGCTTGCCGGTAGTGTACCACGCCGATCCCCTCGCCAGTGCCAAAGGCAAACTCGGCATACTTCATGACGCCATTTACTAGCGTTTGCGTTGCTTTATAGGTCGGGCAGCGGCCATCTTTATCTATTTCAATCCAACCGGCGTCGATACACTCCTCAACCATTTGGTGGGCCGCCTGCCGAGATATATGAAGCTCGTTTGCTATGTTTGTTTTATTGTAAAGTGACTTGACGTTAGCGGCGATATACATGAGCCGAGAGAAGGCGTTTTTAGTTTGCGTTGAGTTAAAATACCGCTGCATGGGCCCGTTGAGTCGCGTCTGGCGACCTTCATATTTTGCCATTTCGTAGTAGCATAATTGCAGGCAATACTTTTTCATTAGCGCATTTCTGATCTCATCCATTTATCTATCCTCCGTTTCAATTTTTGCGTGACGACCCGCTAGTAAATCAAACAAATCGCTTAGTGGCAATACAGCGAGATAATCCTTGCGATCTGCTTTGAGGACCAAGACGTCGTTGCCCTCAAGAAATTCATAGATGGTTTTAAAACCACTGGCCCTGCTTTTGATCTCCAAAGTCCAAGTATCAACAGGGTTCGAAACAACCACGTCGCCTTTGACCGGACCGCCCCCACTTAGAGGCACGCGGTATGCGTCAAGGCCGTGGTCCTTTGCTAGATGGACCACTGCGTTTTCGGCTCGGTAGCCTTTGTCTCTGGAAAACTTACCCATCGGCTGCCGACTCAAACCAATCGGTTATAGCGACTCGGCCTTCCGTTATCTGTGCAATTTTCATCATTTTTGAGGCTGACGGTCGATTAATTCCGTAAAGCCATTTATGAACGGTTGCTTGGGATACGCCGAGCGAATCGGCAAACTTGCTTTGTGATGTGGATGTCTCCACAAGATATTGTGACAGCTGCATTTAAAACTTTCTATATGTTGTGGTCAGCTAAAATTAACCTTTTACGCATACTGACGCTAGTTATGCGTTAGGTCAATAACCTATTTATGCGTAATAGGTAAATTTCTTAAAAAACCATTAGGAAATACGTGATTTATGCGTAAACTCGACGAAATTATGCGCAAGGAGGACTTTAGGGGGCATGACAAAGTTAAAACGGATGCGAACCGCTCTAAATATGACGCAGGCCCAAGTAGCGGAACATTTGACGATTGGGCAGGCAGAATATGCGAGAATAGAAAAAGGGACGAGGCAGATAGGCACGCACGCTCCCGCCCTCGCAAAGATTTTTAAAGTGGAGTTAGCTGATATTTACGAAAACGACCCCAAGCCTCAAACCAGTGAACAAGTTGATTGCGAGTTTTATGCTTTCCCAACACCAGAGGGAAATGGCATCTATTCGCAAGCTATGCAAAGCCGTTGTCCCCTCCCTCCTTATGATAAGGCCGTGGGAGAGTGGAAAGCCTGCATTTGCCCCTTGGACTCAACCCAATTGAGGCGCGGTGATCTATTATATTTTGACACCGGAATTGTGCCTGAAAAGGGCGATCCTTGCATAGTCGAAATGAAGAACGGTGTTTTTCTTTTTGGCCGATGGCAAGGCGGGAGCTTTTATAGCGTGAAAGATGAAGAGGTTGATTATGGTGACGATATCGTCACTCATTACAAAATTATGCTTTACACCCGCAGATTCACCTAACTTAAAAATAACGCTATATAACGCATTTATGCTTGTGTTAATTATGCCTTTCGGTTATAAAGAAAGGCATGGCAAAGAAGACTTGCGAATCCTCCCTTACCTCGGCTGGGACCGATGACGTCCCAGCATTTTTTCGGTCTTTACGACTAGATCAGAAATCACTAGACGAGCGTTCGAACACCATCGGTGGAAGCGATATTAATATAATCGCCTCCGATGACCCAGAGGCCATCCGTCAACTCTATATCCAAAAGCGCGACAACGTTCACAACGATTTATCAACCGTCTGGCCGGTCGTCATGGGGATTGTTACTGAGGAGCTAAATACCGAGTGGATGGCGTGGAAACTCAATAGTGAGATTTTAGACCGGCAAAGGGTGATCAGAGGCAAAAAACATCCGTTTATGCGCTGCACCCTCGATGGGGTGATCGATCCTTATATGGGAGACAAAGGGGCTGGCATAGCAGTCTTTGACGCAAAGTTTACGCTTGGCAGGCCTCTAAAAGGCGAGTCCTTCCAAGATGTAGTCCCACGGCTTATTCGAAAGTACACGCCTCAATTGCACTGGAACGCTTACCTCCTAGAGGAGGCCGACGAGCTACCGGTGGAATTCGGGCTGCTTTCTATCATCAGGGCTGGCGACAGACCAACCCTTCACGAGATTCCAATCAACAAAAATTATCAGGAAGCCCTAATCAAACAGGCCGCGTTCTTTATGAATTCTTTGAAGATTGGATTAGAGCCTGCTGTAACGATAAATGAAGCCCCACCTATCCCAGCGGAGGACCGAGTCCCATACGATATGACATCGCATGAGGACAGGGATGAGTGGATACGTTTGGCAGGCAACTGGCGGCAGACAAAAGGCGCGGTCGAAACTTTTAAAGACGCTGAGACGGAAATCAAAAGGCTCGTCCCAGCCGACGCGTCGGAGGCCGTCGGTGGCGGCATACGAGTCAAGGTCGCCAAAAACAACCGGAAAACTATAGAGGCGATAAATGAATAAAATGATAGAGGACATGCAGTCTGCAAGTATCAAACAAATATCGGACGCACTTGCAAAATTTCAAGATGAGATGCCCACGCTAGTGAAGACAGGGCGAAACTTTCAAAAGGGCAACGCAGCCGATCTGGGAGATATTGTAACGGTCGCTCGTACCGGCAACAAACACGGCTTAAGTTTCTCGCAGCCGATTGTATCGATCGTCAAACAAGACGGACAAAAATCAGAATACTTTGTCCAGACTTTTGTCCGGCATACGTCCGGCGAGTGGATATCCGGCGGGATCATGCCAATCTTGCCAGAAAAAACCGGAATGCAAAATTTCGGATCGGCTCTGACTTACAGCAAAAAGTATAGTCTGCAATCGGTTCTTGGGATCGCGGATTATAACGAGATGGATCTCGACGACGAATATAACGGTGAGACGAACTACGAAAATGCTACCGCGCTCGGCAATGGCGTCGGTAGCGGGGATGGTGACGCTAGCGGTCCTCCGAAAAAAGCCTCTAAGCCACCATCCCCACCTCAAACTCAACAAGAAGAAATTTCAATAGAAGAAGAGATCCTTGCGGCCTCGGATGTAACCGAACTGCAAGTGATTTGGAATCGGCGCGGTATGAGCGCAGATAGTGGGGCCTTTAGCCTTTTCGAAAAACGCGTGGACGAACTCAACGGAACAAAGGAGAATTAAATGTTTATTTCAACAGTCAGTGGAAATTTGGTGGAAAAGCCGGAAAAGTTAAAGTCCGGCGTGCGGTTCAAGATTGCGCAAAACCAAAAGTCAAAAGATGGCGAACACGTGCATTATGTATCCTGCGTCAATTTCCAAACCGGCCTTGAGGACATTCTCCTGAATTTAGAAAAAGGCGAACCGGTGACGGTAAACGGTCGGACCACTATCGCTCAAAACGAGGCGAACGGTACGACTTATCTCAACATAAATTTGGTCGCCGACAACGTCACGCTGCCTCCAAAAAAGGCAGCAGCCCCAGCCGTTGAGGAACCAAAAACCAACACCGGCACGCCTTTCCCCTTCGCCGCTAAGTGACTAACAGAATAGTTTGTGAATTATGTGGGAAACAGCATTCAGTGGCGGACAGTGGGTGGTCCGTCAATGGGGCCGGTCGGAAACTATGCGACACCCCTTGTTTCAGGGAAAACTGGAAAAGAAGGGAAAAAGAACAGTTCGACGCTTGGTGGGCCCGTGTGAAGAATGCGACGGATTAGAGTATTACCGAGCCTTGATAAGGGCTGGCTGGGGCATAGCACGTATTGCCAAGGATCATGGGATCGAACGGTATCGCCCCGCTGGTAACAATCCGGTTCCAGATGCTTGGGATCCGGTCTTAGGCAAACGGCTGCCGGATAAGGAGAGCGGCCTACTCAGCGACAAATATATCGTTGAGTGGCTTCAAATTTATTTAGAGGTCGGTGGCAAATTACTTATATGAACGAGACAAGAGTTCTCCGTTACGTCCCGCACGACCAAATCGAAACCTACGAAAAAAACGGCTGGATCGTTGTCAGCCGTTTTGAGGGTTCGCACCATTCGGTTTATGCGGTTCTTATGGAGAGATTGACGCCTCCAACTTTACCGCGTCAGCCGCCGAGGTAGCCTTCTTAAGATCAACGTCGGTGTAATGAACGTCGGCCACATTTGATTTCTTACTATGGCCCAAGCGGTAATTACGGATTGCGTTTGGCACTCCTGAATTTTCCATCGAGGTACAGAAGAAGTTACGAAATCCACCGATCGCCTTGTATTGAACGTCGGCAGCCTTGCACGTTTTTTTCAGTTGCTTTCTCCAAGTGTCCTGTGAGGCCAACCCATCGACCGCGCTCGGAAAAACTATCACTTCATTTGCGCAGGCGATCTTCCACTCCTTTAGCCACCGCAGCGTGCGAGGCGGTATAGCCAGTGTCCTTTTTCTATAAACGGTCTTCGCGTCATCATTATATTCATATCGGACCGCGCTTCTGTTTATTTCCACTTGCCCCTTGCCCAAGTCCAGATCGCGCCACTGAAGACCGACCAACTCCGAGGCGGATAGTCCGGTGAAGGAGGCCATAAACCAGATTGCTTTGTACATTAGATTCGTTTCAGCATTTAATATACCTTCAACTTCCTCAGATGAATATCCGCCCCGCGTACCGTTGGCCCCGTTAACAGTTTCCCGACCGTTCGATGGATCGGCGTCAAAGGGATTAAAGGACGCGACTTCGCAAGCAATAGCGTGGCGCATTAAGCGTAGGCCGGTGTTCAGGACATGGCGTTGCGTTTTTGGTGATAATTTACCGACGGACATTTTTATCAAAAGCATATTCACGTCAACGACCTTTATATCGACGAGACGCTTTTCCCCAAAATAGGGATTCAAGTGCAGCCGCAAATGCCTCTCGTCATTTTCCCACGACCGGCGTCTGATTTTTAACCCTATCGCGTCTCTCCGATATTCTAAAAACTGCTCGGCAAATTTATCCCACCTCACATTGGAAGGCTCTACCTTGCCGCGCATCAAGTCCGCCTGAATTTGTTTGTGCTTCTTTTCGATCTTAGCCCTGCTTCGACTGTAGACCCTCATCCGTTCGCCACTGGGCTTGTAGTAGCTGAAATAGTAAGAGTCCTCGATCTCGCCGTTTGGTCTTTTCTGTGGCGTCGTTATGATTTCAGTGATTTTCAGATCCACTAACATTTTATAGCCTCCTCTAAAGTGCAGCGTTTAGGAACGCTCGCCTCGGCGCAATCGGCGAAATCGTCCCTGCTCTCAGTTGCGTTCAGCCAGAAGTGGCAGTCAAGCAGCATCTCCTCAGTTTGCCTTCGTTCTTCTGGGCCCACCGGTTCGTGCTTGTTGACATACCAACGCACCTGAGCATTGCAGCTACCGTCTGCAAGTTTCTCGCCCCACCACTTATCAACCATAAACCCAGCCGCTTTGAGTGAGGCTCCGTTCTCATAACCCTTGGTGTAGGAGACGAGGAGATCGTAGCCGATCGCAAAGCACGCCTGTTTGGCCTTGCCCATCAAAAAGCTCGCGGTGTTTGGCATGGCGTCCGGCTTGGTAACGAGCCTGCGTATCTCAGCAATGAAGTCATATTTTGTATAGGCGGAGGACGGCCTATCGACCGTCACGATGCCTTGGATTTCTCCGTTCCAATACGCAGCCGTCGTCCAAGCGTGCCTTTGCAAGGGCGGCGAGTGCCGGTGATATTGTTCCGTAAACGCCTGTGCGTCGACCAACCGAATTCTTCTGTGAGTCCACTCCGACATCAGCCCACCTCCCTTTCATTTTCATCGAGCCGGTGCGCAACAACGCGGCACTCTTCTGATTGCAAATCATACTGGCTATGGTCGTGGCAATTGTTGCAGTGTAATAGATCGGCGTCTTGCTCACTCAAATATTCCGAGACGTGATCCTTCCACCAATCATCCGGCTCCTCCTCGTGGCGGGTGATCGAATCAATCACCGGATTATCTATAGCCTCAAGGAATGTTTCATCGTCGTCCTCGGCGTCAACGTTGCCTCCGAGGTCCGGCAGGCCATAGGTATCTATGGCCCACTTCTTTACCGCCTCCGGATCTATCTCGACATCGAGTTTATAAATCTTCGTGTCGACCTTTTCGAAAACCACTTCAATATTCATGGCGTCCTCCTAATCGTTAAAAAGTCGTTCAGTTGAAAATTTGCAGCGGTCGCCGTCATAAAAGATCCGATACTTTTTATTGTCGGATCGATAAACGGTTATGCTGCCAGCCGTGGGCCAGTTCTTACTAACCACAATTTTTTCAGGCCAATGCTTACTGCGGTCATATCCGCATAGCTTTTCCAAAAGCCCCAGCGCGGTCTTATGCCAGATCGGCGGAAGGTTACGTTGGATTTGTTTTTGCGCTGCACTCTGACGCTGTAGCATCTTGGAGTAGCGTGCCTCTTCTTTTTTGAGAGGGTTGATATATACTGCTAATGACATTTTAGTCCTCCTTCCAATCACGCTCTTGGGCTTTTTGCTTTGCCTTCGAAAGTGCGCCATGGACTTTTGCAGATTGCATCCAAATGCTTGTGAGTTGCCTAGCGGAAAGATAGTCTGCGTTTTTGTTTAACTCGTTTAAGATCTCTTCGAGGTGCCGTTTTATATTTGCCTCGATATCTACTGTGTCGATTTCGATTTCGATTTTCATCTTATGCCTCCAACTTAGAAAGGGCTGAGGCGACTACACCGTCGATTTCTGCTTTCTTGTGTTTCAAATAATAATCGGCGCGCAGCATATTTTGAATTCTGCTAGCCTCTTCCATTAGGAATTCGATTTGATCAGCCGAAAGTTCCTCGCCCAAATTGTAGGCGTAAAAGACGCTCCGCATCTCTATCATCTGGTGCTTGGCTTGTTCAAAAAAGTCCTGAGCTTCCATAATGTCCTCCGAAAAAAAAGTTTGCTCCCTGACAGCATAGC